GTTTCCCAGTCACGATCAATGAAGAATTTTTAGCATTTGCTTGGGCTTCACAAGCTTGTACAGTCAAAAAGCAGATGGTTTTGGGTCAGTGTGAAAAAGTCATGTTTAACGTTGGTGGTTGGCGTAAGGCACGACAGGAACAACAGATGCGAGACTGGTTTGGATTTGTACCTGTTTATTTGATCACGATTGATGCGAGCTTTTGTGAGCAAACGTCTGACCGTGAATTTTGCGCTTTGATCGAGCATGAGCTTTATCACATTGGTGTTGAACGTGATGCAGATGGCGAGATTATCTATAGCGATAACACAGGTCTACCAAAACATTTCTTAGCTGGTCATGATGTCGAAGAGTTCATAGGTGTGGTCAAACGTCACGGCGCAAGTGAGAACGTTAAGCGACTTGTCGAAGTCGCGAAGCAAGCGCCGTTTGTATCTGATTTAGCTATTACAAAGTGTTGTGGTACTTGCGTTATAAGTTGAGCCAGTCGGCTCATTTTTTTGCCCATCTTGTTAGACGTAGTTAGACAAAAGAGGTGTTTATGGCAGCCTTAAAAGAGCCTGTAAAAATATTTATAGTTCAAGCTCTTGCATGCCGTGATACACCTCAAGAAGTTGCTGATCTGGTCTTACAGGAGTTTGGTGTAACAATTGATCGTAAACAGTGCCAGTCATACGACCCAACAAAAGTTGCTGGAAAAAATTTAAGCCCAAAATTCAAAAAACTTTTTGATGAAACTCGAAAGAAATTTGACGCTGGTTTAGTAGACATTCCCATTGCTAATAAGCACTACCGCATAAAGCAATATGACAAATTGCTTAATAAGACAAAAAACACTGTTATGGCTCTAAAGATCATGGAGCAGGCAGCAAAAGATAGCGGTGGACTATTTACCAACCGTAAAGAGATAACGGGTGCAAACGGCGGGCCTGTAGAAACTATTCAATCACAAACTACGGTTGAAGATTATCTTAAGGCAAGGGAAAAGGCGTTAGATGAGTATTGAGGATGATCGCAAGTTAGCAATACAGATCGAAGCACAACAAGATCTCTATTTCTTCTCACGATATATGTTCAAAGAACGCCGTAAGTATAAATGGCGGCATAACTGGCATCACAGGGTAGTTTGTGATGCATTAATGAAAGTCTTTAACGGCGAAATTAAACGCCTGATAATTAATATCCCGCCTAGATACTCAAAAACAGAACTTGCTGTGATTAATTTTATGGCTTGGTGTTTTGGGAAAGTGCCTGATAGTGAATTTATTCATATCAGCTACTCAGCCACTTTGGCGGCGAACAATGCTTTTCAGACTCGTAACTTAGTGCAAGAACAATCTTTTAAATCCGTTTTTCCTGATTTTGAATTACGCGATGACAGCAAGGCTAAGGATGATTGGCGCACCAAAGCAGGTGGCGTTTGTTATGCCCAAGGTACTGGCGGAACGATTACGGGATTCGGTGCAGGTAAGATTCGTGAAAGTTTCGGTGGTGCAATTATTATTGATGACCCACACAAAGCCAGTGAAGCCAAGTCTAAAACCATACGTGAGGGTGTTATTGAATGGTTTCAAAATACACTTGAATCTCGTACCAATTCCCCAGAAACCCCGATTATTGTCATCATGCAAAGATTACATGAAGAAGATCTGGCAGGTTGGCTATTAGACGGCGGCAATGGCGAGGAATGGGAACATATCTGCTTATCAGCTATTCAGCCAGACGGCACAGCATTATGGCCAGAAAAGCACACTATTGAGCGTTTGCGTATCATGGAAGAAACATCGCCGTATGTTTTCTCAGGACAGTATCTACAACGACCATCACCGCCAGCAGGCGGTTTTTTTAAGCCCGATAAAATTGAGATTGTTGATGCTTTACCTACAGATCTGATTAAAGAATGTCGTGCTTGGGATTTAGCCGCTACGGAGAATGAGGGTGACTACACTGCAGGCCCTAAACTGGCGAAAGCCAAAGACAACACGATCTATATTACTGATATGGTGCGTGGACGCTGGGGCCCTGATGGAGTCGAGAATACGATCATTCAAACAGCTCAACTAGACGGCAAAGGGGTATTCATCCGTTTACCGCAAGATCCTGGTCAAGCTGGTAAATCACAAGCGAAAAACTTTGTTAGCAAATTATCAGGATTCAAAGTTAAAGCTGAGCCAGTCTCAGGAGATAAGATCACAAGAGCGCAACCATTTGCCGCTCAAGTCAACGTAGGGAATGTGAAAATGCTTCGGGGTGACTGGAACAAAGCACTGATTGAAGAATTACGAAATTTCCCGAATGCAAAACATGATGATCAGGTGGATGGGTGCAGTGATGCATTCAATGATCTCAATGAATCAAGACAATCTAAAAAACCTGCAACAGCAGGAAGTCGAACATTTTAACTAAGGTATCAACATGGCAAAGTCTAAAATTAAGGACAAAGCGTCTAAAAAGGCTTTGTCTAATGGATCTTTATATTCTCAAGAAGCGGTCAGTCAATTTTATAAATTCAGTAAGCAAATTGATTTAGATGAGACTCTACGCAAAGCAGGGATTAAACGCCACCGCTTGGCCATACTTCTTGATGATGATGAAATTTCTCAAGCAGTCGAAACGCGGGTAGATGCTTTGCTGGCTACGCCGTTTCGATTTGAGCCAAGTGATACACCAGAAGCCATTTTATTAATGCAAGAGATTAAGGAATGGTTTGCAGAGATTGCTTCGGGTTCAATTAATGCTTTGCTATTTGGCTATTCAGTTTTAGAAGCAGTCTATGATCAGGCTGATGACGGACAAATAAGTTTGAACTGGATTGGTGAAAAGCCAATGGAATGGTTCGAGCCTAAGAATGATGGCCGTTTGATCTATCGTCAGGATGGATCAGGTAAAGAGTCTGAAGTTGATCAGATCTTTAAATTCTTTATGACACGGCGTAAAGCAACCTATAAGCAGCCTTATGGTAAAGCGTTACTCACAGTTGTTTATTGGTTGGATTTCTTTCGTAAAAATGGCTTCAAGTTCTGGGCAAAGTTCTTAGAGCGTTTTGGTACGCCTATACTTCTAGGCAAGTGTAAAGATTCTGAAACTGATGCTATGAATCAAGCACTGTTAAATGCTCATGCTCAAAGTGTTATTTCAATTGACGCTGAAGATGATGTACAAATTTTATCAGCACCATCATCAGGCAATGCTGGTGGGTCATTTGAGACCTTTAACAATACGATCATTCGTCAAATTCAAAAGGTGATTTTAGGGCAAACCCTCACAAGTGGAACTGATGGCACAGGGAGCCGTGCACTGGGTGAAGTCCATGATAATGTGCGCAAAGATAAATTGAATGCTGATATTCGATTAGTTACACCCACATTTCAGGCTATTGTTGATGCGCTTTGTGCGTTAAATGATTGGGGTAAGCATGAAATTATCTTGGGTGAGAAGTCTAAGCAGCTCAATAAAGATCAGGCTGAGCGTGACGTAAAGCTTAAAGATGCAGGTGCGGTATTTACCACACAATATTTTATTCGTGAGTATGGATTGCAAGAGGGTGATTTGGCAGAGCCTTTACCAAGTCAAACACCACAACCGCAATTTAAAGTGTTACCTAAGCGCCCATTTAGTTTTGCTGCTTCAGTTAAGAAATTCTCACCAGATCAGCAAGAAATTGAAGAACTCACGGACGAGCAAGGATCCATTCAATTACTAAACCAAGCTGAAGTAAACGAGCTTGTACAAAAGAGTGATTCACCACAGGAATTGGCATTTAATTTAATGCAACTAATGCCTGGCGCAAGTGAATCTACTTTTATGGCTAATTTGGATCAGGCTTTATATGCGGCTGATGTCTATGGATATGTATCGGCTAAAGGAGGGAAGTGATGCAACCCCTTTCATTTCTCGAAGCGATTCAATTTGCTGTAAGCCGAAAAATCGTATTGCCCGATGAGTTTTATAAACTTGATTTAAATACAAGACAGATGGCCACAACGGTAAGTTTTCTTTCTGGTATTGAGCAAATCGAGACTGTCATTAAGTCTATGAATCAGGTTCTTATTGATGGTGGTGCTTTCAATGACTTTAAAAAATTGGTTGAGGAAAATGAAATCATCTTGAGTGAGCCTTATCTCAAGAATGTTTTTAGAACTAATATTCAAACGGCGTATGGCCACGGACGGTGGCAACAGCAGCAACGAAATAAGGCTAAACGTCCTTATTTAATGTATGTCGCGATTAATGATAGCCGTGTTAGACCATCACATTTGGCACTGAACCGCATTATTCGACATATAGATGATCCATTTTGGTTGAAATACTATGCGCCGTGGGATTTTATGTGTCGATGTACGATCATTGCTCTAACCGAAGAACAAGCGCTTAAATATGGTATTACTTCGGATGAGGATCTGCCAATAATTGCTGAAACTAGTGGATGGTCCACAAGTCCACTTACATTTGGTGAAATGCAATCGGTCGTAGATACCAAGATCGCCAATTCAATTTTAGATAAAGAGTATTTGCTTAGTCTCAAGCAAAATGTCGTGGCTGAATGGAAAGCCAGTCAAAAGCTATCAAGCCTGTTATCACCAATGGATGATAAAAGCCGAGATCTATTTCAGACGATAGCCAATACTGTTATTCCACTAGATCCAACGATCAGACCAAGTGCAGTTAAAACTTTCTTGGATTATGTTCAGGGCAATGATGCTGCTTTAAGTTCCTATTTGAAAAACAAGCCAATCAGTTTGGCTGAAGAAGTGTTACATCGTTGGGTTAAAGAGGATATGGCACAAATTAAAGCTGTGGCCAGTAACGTTTCAACGGCGGTCATTGGGTCTGCAACATTGAATCAGGTTGCGGCTTTACATGTGGGACAAACATTAAAGCTTGATTCGCCGTTATTGGTTGCGGGTCAAGGGTCAGATGTAGTGATTCAAATCGAAAATGCAAAAGGTTTGGGGATTGATTTAAACAAACTCAATGCTGGTCAAGGAGTTTTATTTGAGATTGGACTTTCATTTGAAGTTGTCTCTATTGAAACAAATCGCGGGCAATTAATTTATACATTAAGAGCCTTGGTCAATTAATTCATTCAACACAAAAGCCGTCCTATATGGGCGGTTTTTTTATGGAGAAACAACAGTGGCAGGAGATAAACAAACGCAAGACCCGCCAAGCTCAGCATTCCAGTTTAAAACGCAGCCGTTCGATGTTGCTAAACAAATTGAGGAAGGTAAGCAACGTACCTTTACAGGCGTTGCTTATAGCGGGGAAGTCATTCAAGGGCATTACTGGTGGGGTGATGTGGTATTTGATTTGGACACTATGCAGATTAAAACGCCCTTAGGCGCTTTGATTGATCACGATACGGGTAAACGTGCTGGGGTTGTTCGAAGCTTTACAAAGGACAATCAAGGTGGGTTACAGGTCGCTGGCGATTTGCTCTCAAACAAGAATGGCCAAGAAGTTGCTCAGGACAGTGATGAGGGTTATCCGTGGCAGATGTCAGTTTATATCGTTCCCGGTTCAATTGAAGAAGTAGAGCGCGGTGAAGTTGTTGTTAACGGCAAAACTTTAAAAGCACCTATCACGATTTTCCGAAACGGCGTTATTCGTGAGGTTTCATTTTGTGCGCTTGGTGCTGATGACAATACATCTGCAATAGCAGCAAGTCACACACCTAAACAATTCAACAAGCAAGAGGACACAGATGTGACCGAGTTAGAACAACTGAAAGCTGATAATCAAAAGCTTACAACCGAGCGTGACAATGCTCTAAATGAATTAAAACAATTCAAAGAGCAAAAGCGTAATGAAGATATCGCAGCACTTGAATCTGAATTAAAAGCTCAGTTCAGCGCTGAAGATAAAAAGTCTTATACAGAAATGGACGAATCTGCTTTTACGTTTGCAACAAAGCAGCTACGCCAGTTCTCTGCACCTAAAAATGATAAACAGCCAAACAACCTCCAGCATTTGTTTAAGCATCAAGCACAAGTTGGTCAAGGTGGCAGTGTATCAGATGATCAGGAACATAAATTCTCTGCAGGTGCAAAAGCATTTGCAGCTCTAAACAAAGGGGCTTAATCAATGAGCAGCACAACATACTTAGCGGATGTGACACGTTCAACCCGTCCATTGATTTTGGATGTGGAAAAGTTACGCCGTGCCAATGCCTTACCTACTACTGCCACAGCATATAAAAAAGGTGATCTGCCCACCTTGTCAAATGCCAATGTATTAACTCATGCAGCAGATGCTGCAACCTAGGATCGTGACTGGGAAAC